CGTGCTATTTTGGACAAAATTTCAGAACAAGATCTTGCCCCAGATGTCCCAGGGGAACAAAACCCACCACCTGAAAATGGTGATGCTGGTGGTCAACCAGATGATAACAACACCAACCCGATTGATATTCAGCAAATGGCTGGCAATCCAACGAACATGGGTGAGGCTCTAAACCAGATGGCAGACCTCACTGATCGTTACATGGATGAAGATGACACTGATACCTTCACTCCTGGTGACGACCAAGAAAAGCAAGATTGTATGGAAGCTGGTCATATGATGCGTGAAGCTGCTATGCGTATGGGACGAATGAAACCAAGGACGTGAAATGTCTCTTCTTGTTGACATTGAAAGAATCATCAAGCACAATTCGTGTGGATGGCTTGTCGCTTTGGAGAAATACCAGGCGACAAAGATTAAGTTCTTTCATGCTGTCAAGAATAACTTCACAACTGTTTACGGGGTTGATTCTGGGGAAGAGAACGTTGTTCATCATGGTGAGTTCGAAGCTATTGTTGTTAATGACGATTTTTTCCCCATAGATCCTCTCTCTGGTGGTGCTTTCAAAGAAGGGTGGCTTTTCACTAATTCCACTTTGATTGATGTTGGCGACCGGGTAGAGCTTGATCGTGAAGATTCCAGATCTCGTAGATATAAAATCATTTCAAAGCAAAGCATTGGAACAACTACCTCCGTTTTCCTTAAGTACAGGCTTTCAGCATTAGGTGACTAATTGGTTGACAACCCTAATAGTGCAGCTATCTCCGTAGTTTCGACTATGACTTTGGTTATGGCGAAATTCTTAGAGGTGTTGCATGAAGAGGTACCAAATGCCAAATTTGTCTACGATGAAAAATTGTCTTACCCTACTGCTTTAGCTGCTTTTCGAGCTAAAAACAACCTAACTGACACTTATACTAATTTTTACCCTATGTTCGCTTTTCGTCGAACTGTTCTTCGTTATGCCAAGGATGGGATAGCTCAACGCCAAGTTTCAGCTAGGGTGAAGCGATTAGCCTCAGAACATGGGACTGGAAGATCAGAAATCTATAGACCGCTTCTAGGTGAATTCGATCTTGAGTTCATGTATATTACTAAAAATATGGAAGAACTCGAAGAATTTGAAGTTGCTTATCTCTCTGAGGAGAGCATAAGTGGTGAGAAGAAGATCGACGTTTTCCCTCAGAAGGCCATTGATGGTCCATTGCCAGCAGTGGTTCAAGGGCCGTTTCCTTATTATTTAAAATATGATAGCCTGTCTGATAAGAATATTGAGACTGATGAAGTTTATTTCAAGGCAGTTGGCGGTAAGATTACAATTCGCGGTCATTATTTAGTCTTTAGAACTTTAGCTAAGCACATTCTTGAGATAAACTTTTTTTTAAAAGAACTTAACGGTAATGTGCTAGGACAAGAGCAAATCACATAATTTTTGGAGGGAATGATGTCTAATTTCAAGAGTGCTCCTGTAAAAGCGTCTATCGGGCTGAAAGATGATCCAGAATCAATGAGGCCGCTGTCGAAAAAGAAAAACTACACCCAAGGTGATGTTGATCTGACAAAATCGACTGAAGTAGCCGAGAAAATGGTGAAGCCTGGACATGTGGTTTCTCGTTTAGATCACCAAGTCACTTTATCTTACAATGGTGAAGGAATGTGCGTCCCACCAAGAGGTAAAGAGTTGGTTGCTAATACAGACCTAATTGGTGCTCTACCACGTGGTATTTTCATCATCCCAGCACCAGATCTAACAGCATAGTAAAGCAAATTTTGGTTTTGTTTTAACATAATTAATTTGGGGGATTTGATATGGGTAGTGCAGCAGTTATCACAAAAGAAGTTGATATTTCCACTAGGGTTCCATCGTTTCCTGGTGTTTATGGTGCTATGATTATTAGAGCTAAGAAAGGACCGGTTGGTGAACCACAACTAGTAACCAGTGATAGTCAACTGCTATCAGTGTTTACTCCTGACTCCAGAATTGATGTTGGTTTTGACCTAGCCTATTTTGCTGCACTAGCCTTTTTGCAGCAAAGTAATAAGTTGTGGGTTGTTAGAGCGGCGAAAACTTCGCTCTACTCTGGCTTATCTCTTCGGGCTTCCACTTCTCCTTATACTAACTTTGCTGTTCCAGGTATGGCCGATCCAACGGCTTATATGTTCGACTCTGGATCTGATGTCGCAGCAGTGGCAGAAGTTACTCAATTCACATTCTCCCAACTCGGATCGTTCTACGACGTTATTGGTGCTGGTAAGGCACTGCAACTGTTCAACTCCCCAGCTGTTGGTCATTATTTTTGGTTCTTAGTAACTGATGGTGCTAACGTACAAACTGATCCTGTTCTTACTGGTACTGGTCATCAAGTAAGCATCTTGGCTGCTGATACTGCAGCACAAGTAGCGACGAAGTTCTTCACCCAGGTCGCTCTGGTTGTCGCAGCATTCACTGCTACCAATGCAGTCTCGGCTCAAGTTATCGTGACCAACGTTACGGTTGGTACTGCAACTGATGCAACGGCCACTGGTACTGCTGCAGCGATTGTTGTTAACACTCAAGGTGCAGCATTAATCTCAGTTGTTGACGAAGCGGTTCTTATTTACGCAGCCAATCAAGGTGTGTGGGGTAACTCAGTTAGTATTAAAGTCACTAACTATGTTACCAGCCCAGATCTAGTGAAAGAGCCTGGTGCTTTCCTCATTCAGGTCTTTAAATCTAGCAACTTGGTTGTTCCGGTCGAAAGTTTCGTTTGTTCTCGCGTCCAAGGTACTCTTGATGGTTTCGGCAGCAACATCTTTGTTGAAGATGCATTGACTGGCTCCAACTATATTCGCGCCATTAGTAATCCAGCTGTTACTAGTTCTATCAATCCTAAGGATCAGTTGACCAACCTTACCATGACTGGTGGTACTGATGGTGTGACCGTTACCGATAGTGATATGGTTACGGCATCGAACGTGCTCATCAATCGTGATGCATTTCAGGTAACTGTTCTGATGGATGGTGGATTCGCTACTGCAACATACCAGCAAAACCTGGACCTCATCGCGACAACTCGTGGTGATGCTGTTTCGCTCATCTCGACTCCAATTTCCGAAGAAATCTCTGCTACTTACCTAGATGATCTGGTTGATTATCGTAAGGTGACTCTTGCCTTAAACAGCAGCTATTCGGCTCTTTATACGCCGCATGTGCTGGTGTTCGACCGGTTCAACGACCGAAGGATCTATGTTTCTCCAGATGGCTACGCTGGAGCAGCAGTTTCATTCTCCGCGTCCAACTTCGAAATTTGGTTCCCACCAGCTGGTTTCAAACGTGGGCTTGTCCGAGTGCTTGACCTACGCCGTCGCTTCACTCGCGGCGAAATGGATGCTCTTTACGATGCTGGTATCAACCCGCTTCGTTTTGCTCCTGGCAAAGGTATTGCTATTTGGGGACAAAAGACTCTTCTTTCTCGTCCTTCTGCTCTCGACCGTCTCAACGTTCGGTTGTTACTCATCACTATTGAACCAGCTGTCGCATCGGCGCTTGAAGATTTCCTCTTCGAACTCAACGACGCAGCTACCAGAAACCTAGCAGTGGCAATCATTGACACGTACATGGATGGTATCAAAGCTAAGCGAGGTGTTGACGATTTCTTGACTGTCAGTGATGACAGCAACAACACTCCGTCCGACATTGATAACAACATTATGAACGTAGATTTGTTCGTCAAACCAAAGAAAGCGGTAGAATTCATTCCGTTCCGGGTGGTTATCACTTCCTCTGGTGTTAGTTTTCAACAAGCAGCGGCGTCAATCTAACAATTTAAGATAAAGGAGTCTCGATATGGCACGTCCAAGTATTGAAAACATCAGAGGACTTCCGGACTGGGCTCAAGTCATCCGGTGGGATCTTCAGTTTTCATCAATCCCAGCTGCAATTAATGCAAACATCACTATTGACGAACTCAACTTTCGTTGCGAATCAACAGCATTACCAACGGCTACCGTTGCGGCGATTGAAACCAACATTCGCGGCCACAAGGTCAAGAGTCCTGGTATCATGAGCTACGGCAACACGTTGGACTTGGTGTTCGCCGAGACTGTGGATTCGAAAATCCATTCGTTCTTCAAGGCTTGGCGTGATGCAATTTGGCAAGTCAAGACTGGAGTGGCAGCTGCTCCTGTCGCCGACCTTAAGGGGAGTTTTCTCCTTAATCGTCTCAACAATCAAGATGTTCAGATTTGGCAATACAAAGTGGTTGGGGCTTACCTTGAAAACCATTCTTTGCCAACTCTTGATGGTTCATCTAATGATGCATTAAAAGTTACGTTGACCTTCTCGTATGATTATTACGAGGATAAGGCAGCGTAATGGCGTTTCTCAATGGAATTGAGCAAATCCGATCTGTCGAATGGGGGGCGACGTATCTTTGGGATGTTAAATTTCCAGATGCGCCACCACCATTCGACAGTTGGTTTCCTGCTGTCGATCTCAAAGAGGACCTAGCCAAACTTTCAACTTATGATTTTGAAGCTTACATTCATAAATTTAGTATTCCTCAAAGCACTAGCGTAAAAGAGATTCATCTAACTTTTCTAGATGATGCTAAACAAACTCTTTCTTCATGGATTGATTTTTGGATCAATCAGACCATCTTAAACGGTGGTCAATCAGTTTCTTCGCTCGAAACATCACTTAAATTAATTCAAATACTTAAGCTCAATCGACAGCGTGAACAAGTCTCTTCTTTGACCTATGCAGTATTCCCTGAAGGTAATATCACTTTCAGTGGAAGCTCCGACACCGGACCACTGCAATACTCAGTCACCTTTAAAGTGGCTGGTATAATCGGTCAAAAGAGGACATTCCCATGATGGAGCTTAAGTATGAGTGGAAAATTTTCTCATAAGACGGGCACATTTGCCCAAAAACCTGGTGCTAGTGGTGCTCAAAAAGCCAAAATTGAGTTAGCATCTGCACATCTCCCCACAATTGATCTATCTTTTTCAGAAATTCCTTCTAAAGGTTTGACCTACCCTAAAGATGGCAAGATTTCTTACCGACCTTACACTTTTGGTGAAGTCAAGAGAATCAGCCAGTCTAAAGTCGGTATTAAAGAGAAATATAAAGAGGCATTAGGTGGAATTACCGTTAGCTTTGGCGCGGAAAATCTCACGATGTCGGACGCTCTTTACATTTCTCTCCTTCGGAAGCTTTCTTCTATTGGCACAGCAAAAGTGGTTGTTCCTTTCCTCTGTGCTGGTTGTTTCCAAACAAATCGGCCAACAGTAGATACTGGTGAATTGGAGTTCGATGATCTTGAAATCAAGAGTTCTCCAGTTTTTGTCGACCTTAGTGTTGGCGAAGTATCGTTTTCTCCGCTGACTGTCAAAGACTACTTTCATCTTGTTGATATTGGGAAAGAGGAGGATGAGATTGCTCTGGCGGCGATTCAGTGTCGTGATATGGAGTTCGACAAGGCTTATGAAATGATTGATCAACTGATGCCACAAGACGCAGCGGTTCTTAGTGAAGTTGATGATCTTCTCTATCATGGGTTAAAAGTGAAAGAGTTTGAGTGCAAACACTGCCAGAAAAGAACTTCTCTTGAGTTGGATGGCGGCCAAACTCTTTTCCTACCCTTTCGTCCATCCAGCGAACCTGTTCAGAATCGTATTCGTTTTGAGTCTAAAGTTAAGTGTTGATGCTTACAATATCAACTTTATGGATTATGGTGAAGTAAAATTCTTGCATGATGAATTAAGTGGATATTTAGGCGGGAACACTTAATGGGCAAACGAGAAGATAAACTCCGAAGAAGGTTGGCCAGACTCGACAAGAGGAAGGTTAAACGTGAAGAGTTTCTGCGCAAGCAAAAAGTCATTGATTCAAAATCAAAGGCAGCACTTGATGCTGCAATTTCTGCTGAAGTTGAATCAGGTAACACAATTGATGCAGAAATTGATTTTCTCGAAAGTTCTTTTGATACCTACGTTGCGTCTGATAAAGTTAGAGATGCTAACATAGCAACTAAGTCAGCTAAAAACAAAGAAAAGCCAACTTCGGCGCTCCCGTTGGCAAGACAACTAGAGATGGCATCAGCTGGTCCTGAAGAAAAAGATACTACTTCACCTACAACTAAAATAACTGTTGATCCTACTGAACCAAAAAGAAAATCTCAACCAATTGCGAAAAGAGCTAAAAGTTTAGCTAGAAAAGCTGGGAGAGCAATTTTTGGTGAGAGAATTGCGACCAACGAAGAAGAAGGAATTCGTAAAGAGTATCAAAGGATTGTGTCTCAAAAGGATCAGTCGGTCCGGATTCTTATGGAGAATATGCAGCTTCTCCAAGAAAAGGCTGAGACTGATCCAGCTATAGCCAAGCTTCTAGTTCAACTCAAAGATAAAAAATATGAAGATGTTGAACGTTTGGTTAAAGAGGGGAGACAGGTCTTTCCGGAGCAAGCCGAAGATTTCATTAAGGGAATTGAAGAACTAGCCAAATCTATGGAAGGGATCGATGTTTCCCTTAAAATGTCTATCCCGAGTATTATTGATCAAACCAAGAAAGTTCTTGGCGATAAAGATGCAACATTAGCTGAGAAACGAGAAACCCTTTCCGCGTTTCAAAATCTTATCAAAAAAAGTGATGTTGATCTTGACACGCAAAAAGAAATTAGAGTAATTGCTGCTGAGACTTTCAATGCTACTAAAGAAGAAAATGCATCTCTAAACCTAATACTTGATAAAATTAGTAATAATAATAAAGATAAGAAGCTTGTTGCATCTTACCAAGAGTTAGTTGATCTCTCTGGCAATCAACTGCTTACACTCAAACAAATCAAGAAAACTAGTGATAAGCAGCTAGCCAATGGAGAATCTCAAAAAGATTCCTTTCTTAAAAGAGGTATTGGGGCTGTCAAAGGTACAG